CTTCTTTTGATTGAAAGCTGGAACCATTGCTTTGTATTGGTCAGCTAATTGTGTGTAGAAATCTTTGCTTGTGAAAATCATACCCAAAGCCATAGCTGATTGCATTCCTGCGTCTGCGGCTGCTTTAGTATATTTTGCTTGTGCATCAACGAATGAATTCATTGCATTTTTGATGCCTTCGTGTTGAACTGTTTGTTCTACGAATTTCTTTTTGAAGTCTGAAACGCCGTCAATAAAGGCGTAAGTTGCTGTGTTAAACATGTTTATCTCCTATGTGTGTGTTTAAGTGTTGAGTTTTTAAGTAGAACTCTAACTACTTTATTTATGCCTTATTATAGCACGTTTCTCGAAATTTTTGTAGAGCTTGCTCTCTAATCTCAGCTAACCTTGTTACAATACGATCTGGTAATTCAGCATCGGCATCCCAAAGATTTTTAACTTTGACTAGTTTTTGTCTTACGTAACTACGATGTAAGTCTAACTCGACTATATCGTAGTTATCGCTATCCTCTACCTTACTTACCGGCTGGCTTTGCTTCCGGCTTAGCAGTTGCTGCCGGAGCCGCTTCTGTCTTGGCAGGAGCACTTTTAGTGGCATCTGCTTTGGGAGCAGCCTTAGCATCCTCCTTCTTCTTAGCCAACTTCATTTCAGTCTTTGGTGCTTCAGCTTTTGCAGGAGCTGCCGGAGCAGGAGCCGCTGCCGGTGCTGTTTTACCAATATTCTCTGGTTGTTTGGCAGCTTGTGCGAAAGCGGTAGCGATACCGAAAGAGGCGATAAGAGCGATTGCGATATTTTTCATGTTAGGTTTCCTTTAAGTTTATGAAATCGTAGATTTTTGTGTCTACATATATATAACGCGGTAGCCTGTTGTTTCGTTGACGAGTTCTTTCCCATTTTAATAAATACTACATGTTATACATATCTTATCAAGGAATCTACGACGGGCAAAACTACGAAAAAGCCAACACTCCCAATCAAATTGGAACTGCGTTTAACAATGGTTTTTCTTGTATGGTAGATGTTTGGAGAGTCAACAATAAACTTCATGTAGGAACTGCAAATGATCTGATTGAAGTAAGTGACGCTTATTTACAGGGTAACAGATTTTGGATTAGTTGCCAAACTCAGGATACTTACAATTGGTTTACGACTCAATCAATTAATCTGTATCCTAACTATTTTATCTTTGGGGCATCTACTCCACCTCCACCTTATGCTACTGCAAGCAACGGTAAACTAATCACACCAGGAACAGTTCCTATTAATAATAACAGTGTGATATTTTTACCCGAGATTCAGGATAGGGGAATGTTGAGTACAGTAAACTTACGATGTTATGGTGTATGTAGCACTTACTTGACCTTCATAAAACGAATGCGTAATGAAGGTCATTGGTATTAAATTATCTTCTTACTTTTACTGACGCTAGATAATCTTGTAAGTTCCCGTATAAACCCAGCATCATTGCTACTTTACTATCAAAGATTCTTATATAGAACAATTTGGTCTTTTCTTTCTGACTTACCCCTATGTAGTATGGGCATTTTATTTTCTTGTTTAGTTCCATCACAAAGTTGTGATAACTTTGACCATCTTGTTTAAACTCATAGTCATAGAATTCTATCTCTGCTAGTTGAAAGGCAGTTAAGCCTATTTCGGTTAAACGCAGGCCTTCTTGTCTGCCTGTCTGCCACCATTTGAATACTACATCTTCAATTGGTAGCTCGTGGTATATCCTATGTGATTTTGGAATCTCTGCTAATACAGCCTCAGTTATTTGCTGTTTAATCGACTTGCTGGTCATCTGGGTATACCACACTACCCGAGTTCATGAATACAACGGTAAATTTATCCGTCTTAAATTGATTGTTTAATTTGCGGCATAAATTTCGTGCATGACCGGGATTACTGAAACTTGTCTTTTTATACTTAGGTGTTGTTGCGTTATCTAGATAATGCTGTGACTTTAAATTGATAGGTTGTCCATCATAAAACACAGCCCAAATGCCAGATGCTTCAACGACTTGGTCGCATTTATATGTTATCTTGTCTACTAACTCTAGTAAGACTTTGGGTTGTGATCTACTCATTAAAAACTTCCGCCTTTGATTTCTACTTTTATTACAGGTTCTTCATCAGGTTTCTTTTCGCTAAGATTCTTATACTGGTCTGCTAACAACTTAGCTAATTCATCCCGTAGGCCTCGCGCCTCAATAATCGGCATAACAAAGTCTCTGCCCTGTTTACTCTCTATCATAGAAACCCTATCGATAAACCTTTTGATGTGTATCATAGATTATTTATCATGCTTTCCGCTTCGGCCTCAGTTTTAAAAGGACCGTGATAAGGGTATCGTTGCACAAATATATACTTCGGACACAGTATTGTTTCAAAACTACCGTTCTGATTAATAGCAAACCAGCCTGCCGCATAGTAGCATTTGCTCTTAACCGTCTTTGTATATAAATGCAATCTACGCTTAATGTCTAACATAGAGTTATAGACTTTTCCACTAGTAGGGTAATTTGCAAATGGTAGCTTTGCTGTACTTCTATCAGTTTTTAGTGTTTGAAATTGAATTCTAGTCTTTTGTTTTAGTTCACTGGTGTTTTCAAATCTACGACTTACGCCGTTTATTTTAACTTCGAATCCAGAACCTTCAGCAATAACATTACCTACTTTTTGTTCTCCGTCAGTGACTACCCAATATTGATCTTTGATGATCGGTTTAGCAACTAGTGCATTCATTCTTTTTCTCCGTCTTTGTAAGTGTACCATCGATTTTCATCGTAATTCCAATGTCTTGTATCAGGCATTGAGATTCTAAATTCCCATCCGAATAGACTGATTTCAAAGCTGGGGCCAGCATGGTCACTACCAATAAAATTAGTAGACAATCCGAAACTGAACAGTGTGTAGTTATACTTGAAAAATCCAATCTCCAATGATGTGTGCTTTCCTATCAACCATTCACCTTGATACAAATCTCGCCATGGATTCTTCTTTTCGTTGTGAAAGGGGTTTCTCACGCTAAAGCTTAAATCAATCATTATCTTCCCTAATCTTCATAAAAGGTATGATATCGTTATCAAAAATTTGAGACATTGTACGCCATAATCCTGTTCGTTCATATTCAGTCATCCCTGCTACCCAAGGTGGATCACTGGGATCTTTATTTAGTCCGTAATCATGGCGATATGTATAACACATCGATGTTATAATCTCGTCCCTCGTCTTCATTTCAAATATGTTCATCTTTGGTCAACTCACACATCAACAAGAAATGATTGTATGCTTTCTTTACAGATGGGTTTGTCATTAATCGTTCGGCCTCTTCCATCATAGCCTTAACGCCTGCTTCGGCGCAGTCATGGACACTAGCGCCATAGAGAGTACACAGTTCATCACCCATTTCTTTTGCGAGTTTTTCCCATGCTTTCTTTTGACCTTCAGTAATAGGAGATCGTTGTGGTCGTAGTTCACTTGCCTTAGTGATAGCACGACAGATAGCATCCTCTGCGACTCTACCTGCGGCAATCATAGCCGCATAGTTAGGATCGATATTGAACCTACGACTAGTGCCTCCGGGATAAACCATAACCAAATGAGTGCCCTTTGAAAAGCTATCCATAAGTTCGTTATCATATTCTGCAACTGGAACATATTTGCGTCCTTCTTTAATGTAATAAATCTTTTTCATTGCTCTAACACTTCCCAAATTAATTCTTTGGTCTTAATATATGCTACTGGCTTTACCCAGCCCCTGTCAATACAATCGGCTAAAATCAACTTGTACTCATATGGACATTGGTTTGAAATTTCTAAACCTGCACGTGGTACTATTTTGATACCATCGGTCATGTAAAAGTGTTCATCGTCCCGTTGAATTTCTTTGAAACGATTTTCCATTGCAGTGAAATTAGTGTTCATTAAGTTGTCCTGTATATGGTGCGTTAAGCCACTTGCTGAAAGTCTCGGCATTTTGAGATAATTTTTCAAGTTTGTACTTCCCGCAAAAGCGCAGGAAATGTACTCCCACTTGCGGAGTAGTAGTTACTCTGACAGATTCTCGAATACGCTGATCGAACTTTTGCTTCATGTCCTCGGGTTGGGCAGTAAGATCGATAAGGGCACGATTGCGTTGAAAATCTTCACGAACCCTGTGTTCGAGACCCTCATGGTCAACAAATTTCTGCAACATAAAATTGTTATAGGCGAAGCCCATTTTATCACGGTCCTCAAATGCTTCCTTGATACCAATTTTGTTCTTTGTACCCTTTTCACGCACACCCGGGTATGCTGGGAAAATATTATCTGAGGAATCTCCCCTGCAAATTTTCCGCCAGAGCAAATACTCGGGAGTACCTTCAAGTACTTTTTGTACTTTAGTTTTCTTATCGATAACAGGCTTGCCGTTTTCTTTCCAATATCCATCTAACGAAATTCTATGACCTTCTACGCCATTAAAAATATGCACTCGCTCATTTAGGCATTGGATGTAATCCTGATCCGTTGAAATTATCCAGTGGTTGTCAGATGGGTGCAGTGCGATGAAGCGGGCAATCATGTCATCCGCCTCAGCTTCCTCATGTCGTAGTACAGTTATGTTGGTACGGTCCTTAAAATAATCCGTTAGAGATTCATACGTTTGCCAAAACATCCTGTTTTCTTCAATCTCAGCCTCAGTCTGAGACTTTTCATCTACTACCCGATTCTTTTTATAAGGTGCGTACATCGCTTTTCTAAACGACCTGCCTTCTAAACAGACTACTACGTGATCGATGTTATAAAGGCGCACGGCCTGATTAATTGACGAAAGTGTAAGATGAAGTGCGAAAGCCGCTTTTTCTTCCGGATCACTATTGCGTGATGCAACGTGACGGGCACGAAAAAAAGTGTTGGCATTATCAATTAGTGCGTAGTTCATTTTTGAAATTAGGTATGTGTTGATATGTGTCTATTATAGACTACTATTTAGTTTTTGTCAAATGTTATTTCTTAACAAATACCCATAAATCTTCAAAGTTACCGCCTCTTGTTTTCTTTGCTTGTCTTGTACCCGAAATAGCACTCCACTGTACACGGTATTGCTTATCAAGTGTAAGGTGTTTTAGCACTACATCACGCATATCCTCGCTAATAGTAGTCATTTGTTTCTGTCTATTAACATAATTGCTAATAACAAAGCCAAACTTTGCTCCGGGCTTCATTACTTTAACAACTAACTTAACTGTTTCTTCCCAGTATCCTTTTAACCATGATTGATAGTCAGGGAAACTGTTAAAACTTTGGTCATTACTGGGATAGATTTCCAGATCAAAATACGGGGGACTGAGTAGCACAGCATCTACAGAGTTTTGATACTTAGTACCAAAATCATGTTTACTGTCTAATTGTTCACTAGGGCACAAATATAAGTCAATATTCTTTTCTGCTAATTCAAAAATACCAGCATCTTTGTGTTTGTTATATTCAACTTGTAATAGTTTACCATTTTCTACTACATCAGGAATTACATCTGTTGCAATGAAATTTTTGAATTTGCTATTGTAGAATGCGATTTGATATGCGTTCCAGCCCATCACCGGAGCAAACAGTGTTTCACCGGTGAACACAGTATCAAGTATTCCTTTGTATGTTGCAGGATTAAAGATACTAGCACGATTAGCACCGATCATAAAGTCTAACCAGAATTGACTTGAATCACCGGTATACTTACAGATATGATCAAAGAATGCAGGACCTACTAGGCTATTACGAACCTTGAA